CCTCTTAGTAAAGCTTTGATGCCTTGCTTCACCACTGCCAACCTGTAAGCTTCTATCTGGTCTGGCTTGTCTAGTACAACTGCATCTTGTCCTGTTGCTGTAGTCATTATCCTATCCCCAATTGTTTTAATCTGGCAGGTATCACAACAGAGTCATTGCACTTGTCACAACACTCGCCCTCTTGAGTTACTGGATGAGGGTTATTACCCCACTCATCGTCTATTTCTTTTTTACATATAGAGCAGTTAAAAGTATCTCCAAATTTCATAATTATTGAAGGGAGCTTTCACTCCCAACCCTTGGTTATTTAAATGTTTGATTCATGTCAGCTATAAATTCCTCTGCTGTACGAGCCAGAGCGTGAGGATTAACAATCTCCTTTGACTCTATGTCATTATCTTTAAGCCACGCTGAATACTTAATTACTGAATCAGCGTGTTGCTGTAAAGCAGTCACTAGGAAGATGTTGCCAAGCGGACTATCTAATAATGTATCTACTAATTTTCTTGTTGGTTTAAAGTTTTTCATAATTATTGAAGGGAGCTTTCACCCCCAACCCTTGGTTAGATGAATTTAATATTCTTAGTTACACGAGAAAGGAAATCAGACTCGGCGTCCTGATAAGCTTCCTCTTCATCCTGCCCTCTACCATACATATGATAGTTGCCTGATGTAGTAGAAGCTTTATCCCCAGTCATAAACTCCCAAGTGATAAACTCTTCCTTCCAGTGCGCTAGCACCACACCGAAGCGTGGACCTTCGAACACTGCCAAGGCATCAGCCCCGTTTGGTAAAACTTCTAGAACCTTTCTTTCTGTAGCTGTAGTCATGTGACTCTCCAAATGTAACAATGCGAAGTAGCATCATGGCTATATTATAAGCATAACTTTACATATAATACAACACCCCTGGAATCCCTTGGTGCGCCTGGGATCTAGAGCACCCCTATTTGACCTGGGCTTGACCCTACCCCGCCCCCACCCGCCAAAATCTAAAACAAGTATAAAATATATCTATATACATACTGATCCGCGTAAATCACCAACCACATATGCCAATACAGGGAGGGGTACCCCCTTACTTTACGTATACCCCCCGGTACCAAAAGTTATCCACAGGCAAAAAAATATTTCGCAAAAAATTCTCAAAAACTGGTAGACTGCCTTGCATGCAATATAAAACTTCTCGAAAAGAAGCACTAGCTGCAGGTGACATCAGGTACCTAGGAGGGCCATGTAAATATGGTCATAAGGGTTTAAGGTACACACGCAACCATACTTGTGCAGAATGCAACAGAATACATACACAACAATACCAGCAAAAAATTCCCGAAAGACGACGAGAGTTACGAAAAGCATACCGGAAGAGATACCCAGAAAAAATAAAAGCTAGTCACGCTAGACACAGAGCCGAAAAATTAAAACGTGTTCCTAAATGGCTAACTAAAGAAGACATTAAAGCCATAAAAGAATTCTATGCAGAAGCTACAAGAAAAACGTTAGCAACCGGAGTTAAGTATCAGGTCGACCACATTATCCCTTTGAAAGGCAAACACATATCTGGACTGCATGTACCCTCTAACCTGCAAATTATTACGGCTACAGAGAATATGCAAAAATATAATGCCTATGTAAGTGAATGATTCTCACTACCACGTGCCAATATAAAACCCACTACAATGTGGGTATGAATATATTTGAACTTACTTTCTTTCTAACACTTATTTATACGTATTGCCAATCTATGGTAACTTAGTTATACTCTCACCTTATAGCTGCAATTAATTTATCAAAGGTGTAACAGCGACACATGAGTAAACTAAAAGTACCAAAACTATCTCCGTCTGAAGAATCTGATTTATTTGAGCCTGCCATCGTTATGCCTGCCATTGAGAGCGACGTAGAGCTACCTAACGCGCGTAAAAAAATTATTCCGGACATGACCCCTGAAGAAGAGATACGTATACGCAGCCACACGATTAAAACGGTTTCTGACATCAATGGGGAAAACATAGAACCTTCTCACGAACATCAAGAACAAGCCAAAGAACTTGCTCGTGAAATGATGACAAACAAAAAGATTAAACCGGAGTTTGGGCAATACCCCAACGAAACAATGGCATTCCTTGCCGGGTTAGTAGGTCAAACCAATTGCATGATTGTAGAAGAATTAGCGGATCTTAAACTCTTCGTAGTGAATAACTTTGTGCAGCTGGCAGCCATGGCCAAGAATGATAGAGATAAACTAGCGGCCCTTCGTGCAATAGGAGAGATTGATGGAGTGGATGCGTTTAAGAAGAAAACCGAGATTACCCATATTACTAAATCAGGTGATGAGCTAGAGAAAGAACTCATGGCAACCATAGAACAACTTAAAGGTAGCATCGTTGAAGGCGAGCATGAAATTATAGAAGATGATTAGAAAAACAATATTAATGGTGAGTCTTTTGTTACCTGGGTGTAGTTATATTATACACAATGAATATTATCAGGTTATAGATAAAAGTAAAACGACATATGATGCTGGGGCTTATATAACAGATAACAAAACGAGTACAGATATAATACTAGATTCGATATTTAAAGATAAACCCACAAGAGTAACAGGGTTTAGTTGTGGTAATAAAATGTATTCTGATTTTCCTTGTATGGAAGCGTTAGGGTGTATTGTCCTAAATGATTAGTCACGACGACTTAGAACTATTACAACAGTCACTACCTGACATGTCTGAGAGAGAAAGACAAAAAAGTTTATTGTTATTAAAACAGTATCAGAAAGAAGTAACCCAGAAAAAAGGCAAGGCTAACTTCCTTGATTTTATTAAACATGTCTACCCAGACTACAAAGTAGGAGCGCATCATGCACGGCTGGCTAAGTTATTTGAAGAAATCGCTCAAGGCAAAAGAAAGAGAGTTATTGTCAATATTGCACCTCGACATGGCAAGTCGGAACTCATCAGTTACCTCGCTCCGGCTTGGTTCCTTGGTAACCATCCCGCTAAGAAGGTCATTATGGCATCTCATACGGCTGATCTCGCGGTCAATTTTGGTCGTCGAGTCCGAAATCTGGTGGGTTCAGACGCGTATAAGGACATCTTCCCTGAGATTAGCCTGCAAGCGGATAGTAAGTCGGCTTCTCGCTGGGGAACGAACAAGGATGGTGAGTATTTTGCTATTGGTGTGGGTGGCGCTTTGGCTGGTCGGGGTGCCGATCTTTTCATAATTGATGATCCTCACTCTGAACAGGACGCAAAACTAGGAAAAGCAAGCGTATTTCTCCCAGCATGGGAATGGTTCCAATCTGGACCACTTCAAAGGCTTATGCCGGGTGGTGCTATTGTAGTAGTGATGACAAGATGGTCTAAATTAGACCTTACAGGCCAGATTGTAGACCAAATGATCAAGAATGATGACGTAGATCAGTGGGAAGTAGTGGAGTTTCCTGCTATTTTAGAAGATAAAGACGGGTATGAAGTCCCGTTATGGCCTGAGTTCTGGAGTATTGAAGAGCTACAAGCTCGACGTGCAGCACTTGACATACGATATTGGAACGCTCAGTACCTACAAAACCCGGTATCTGAAGAAGGTGCACTAATCAAACGGGAATGGTGGAATATATGGGAAGAAGAAGACCCACCTGCTTGTGAATTTATTATTATGACCTTAGATGCTGCGCAAGAAGCTAATAATAGAGCCGATTACAACGCATTAACGACTTGGGGAGTCTTTTTTAACGAAGATGTTAATAACTATAATATAATATTACTGAATGCAATAAAGCAACGATTAGAATTCCCAGAGTTAAAGCAACTCTGCATCGAAGAATATCGCGATTGGGAACCGGATGCATTTATTGTTGAGAAGAAGTCCAACGGTGCTGCGCTTTACCAAGAGTTTAGAAGAATGGGTATTCCAGTGGGTGAGTTCACCCCGGGGAAAGGCCAAGACAAGGTAAGCAGGGTAAATGCAGTATCGGACTTGTTCGCTGGAGGAGTAGTATGGGCACCAGATAAACGATGGGCTCACGAAGTAATAGAAGAATGTAATGACTTTCCATCAGGAGCCAACGATGATTTGGTTGACTCAACAACACTAGCACTAGCAAGATTTAGGCAGGGTGGGTTTATTCGCTTGCCAAGTGATGAGGAAGATGATATACAGATGTTTAAAGGTCGTGGTCAAAAACGCCTTTATGCAGTATAATTACCGAATTAATTTAGGGAATAGTTATGGCAGACGTAGATAAAGGGTTATATGCAGCTCCAATGGGCTTAGAGGAAATGGCTGAAAACGAAGAGGCTATTGAGATTGAGATAGAAGACCCAGAGAGTGTGACAATCACTGCTGGTGGTACTACATTAATCATTGATCCCGATGCTATGGAGGATAATGAGTTTGATAAAAACTTAGCGGAAGAACTGCCTGAGCAATACATGGCAGAATTAGCCTCTGACTTATTAGAAGATTTTAGTAATGATGTAAACTCAAGAAAAGACTGGCTAGAAACTTACGTTGATGGCTTAGAACTATTAGGACTTAAAATAGAAGAAAGGTCCGAACCGTGGGAAGGCGCATGTGCTGTCTATCACCCACTACTCTCCGAAGCACTTGTTAAATTCCAAGCTGAAACCATGATGGAAACCTTTCCTGCTGCAGGCCCAGTGAAGACATCTATTATTGGTAAAGAAACACCTGAGTGTGTTGAAGCTGCTGCACGAGTACAAGAAAACATGAACTATCAGTTGATGGACATGATGCCCGAGTATCGTCCTGAACATGAAAGAATGTTATGGGGTCTTGGCTTATCAGGTAATGCATTTAAGAAAGTTTATTATGATCCAGCATTAGAACGTCAAGTATCACTATTTGTACCAGCAGAAGATATTGTAGTGCCTTATGGTGCATCTAACTTAGAAACAGCTGAGCGTATTACTCATGTCATGCGCAAGACTAAACAAGAAGTATACAACTTACAACAGATGGGTTTTTACCGTGACATAGAACTTGGTGAAGCGGATTATGATTTAGATGAAGTAGAGAAAAAGATTGCAGAACAAATGGGATTCGATGCAACTAACGATGACCGATATAAAATATTAGAGATGAATGTTAACCTTGACTTAGAAGGTTATGAGGATGAAGACGACGGAGAAAAAACCGGCATTGCATTACCTTATATTGTAACGATAGATAAAGGCACTTCTGAGATATTAGCTATTAGACGTAATTGGAATCAGTTTGATGAGCAACAAAAACGTCGTGAACATTTTGTTCATTATGGATACATCCCAGGATTTGGATTTTATTGTTTTGGTCTGATCCATTTAATTGGGGGTTTCTCAAAATCAGGAACCATGTTACTAAGACAGTTAGTAGACGCAGGGACATTATCTAATCTTCCAGGTGGTTTCAAAGCCAGAGGCTTACGTATTAAAGGTGATGATACACCAATTGGACCAGCTGAGTGGCGTGATGTGGATGCACCGTCAGGAACTATCCGTGACAATTTAATGCCATTACCATACAAAGAGCCTAGCCAAGTACTTGCGGGTTTGATGGATAAAATTATTGAAGAAGGTAGACGCTTTGCTTCTGCTGCAGATATGAAAGTATCTGATATGTCAGCTAACTCTCCCGTAGGTTCTACACTTGCTATCTTAGAGAGAACGCTCAAAGTTATGTCCGCAGTCAATGCGCGTATCTATTACTCAATGAAGAAAGAGTTTGGTCTACTTAAAAATATTATTAGAGACTACACCGACCCTAATTACCGCTATGATCCGGCTACAGGCACTCCCGGCGCTAAACAAGACGACTACAATAAAGTTAACCTTATTCCAGTAGCTGATCCTAATGCTGCAACGATGGCACAGAAGGTTGTGCAGTATCAAGCTGTTATGCAAATGGCACAGCAGAACCCGGACATCTATGACTTACCTGAACTTAATCGTCAGATGCTTGAAGTGTTAGGTGTTAAAAATATTAATAAGCTTATTCCTAATAAAGAAGATGTTAAGCAGGTAGATCCAGTATCAGAAAACATGAACATTATTAATGGTAAACCGGTTAAAGCATTCCTTGACCAAGACCATGAAGCACATATGGCGGTTCACTTAGCGTTTGCTGGTGACCCTAAAATTAGAGAACTTGTTGGTCAAAGTCAGAAAGCAGGGATGGTACAAGCAGCGATGGAAGCTCACGTTGCAGAACACATTGCCTTCCAGTACCGACTAGAAATTGAGAAACAACTCGGTGTACCGTTACCTCCAAGTGATGAAGCATTACCTGTTGATGTTGAGAATGAAGTAGCTAGGCTTACTGCTCCAGCAGCAGAGAAATTATTACAGTCTAATACTGCTGAGGCTCAACAAGAAAAAGCTCAACAACAAGCGCAAGATCCTATCTTACAAATGCAAAAAGCTGAACTACAAATTAAACAAGAAGAAGCAAAAATTAAAGGTATGAAGACTATGGCTGACATTGAGTTAGACAAAGCAAAACTTCAACTGGAAAAAGATAAAGCTACTGTTGGTGTGCAAAAAGATGTTGCACTAGAACAAGCTAGACTAGAAACACAGAAAGAAATTGTTGGAGCTCAAATAGGTGCTAAAGCAGAGATGGAGCAGAAACAAATAAATACTAAAGAAGTATTAGAAGGTGCAAAATTAGGCGCGGCAGCTGTTAATAAACAAAAAGATATTAACCTCCGTGAAAAAGAATCTCAGTTGCGTAATACAACTAAGGTAAAAGAAACAAAACTCAAGGACGATAACATCAACTAAACGAAAGGAACATCATGAAAGAAACGCTTATGCTTCTATCAACCCGGATAGAAGAAAGACGCAAAGAGTTATTAGAAAGTATGGGTGCAGGAACCGCTAAAGATTATGGTGGTTACCAACACGCGTGCGGTGAAGTTCGGGGTTATCTAATAATACAAAATATGATTTCAGAAGCTATTCGTACGCACGAACACGAAGAAGAAGATTTCGACAGCAGCCCTACAGATAATGTCGTAACAATGACAAAACCTGGAGGAAAAAAATGAATACCACCATTGCAACTCCAGACAAAAAAATAGTCTCCCTTTCAGGAGCTCCTATTAAAACAAAAAACACTTCCACTAAAGAAGGCATTAAGTTAACTGAAGAAGAGGCTATAGCGCAAGCAGCAGCTCAACTTCCTGACGTTAAAGGTTATCGTATTTTATGTATGGTACCTGAAGCAGAAGAAGCTTACGAAAGTGGGATTATAAAATCTGATTCTGCAAAACAAATACAAGAGCACTCAACAGTAGTTTTATTTGTTATGCAGTTAGGTGATCTTTGTTATAAAGACGAAGCTCGTTTCCCTACAGGCGCTTGGTGTAAAGAAGGTGACTTCGTTATCACTCGTGCTTACGCAGGGACTAGAATCAAAATTCACGGAAAAGAATTCCGCATTATAAACGACGATACCGTAGAAGCAGTGGTCGATGACCCTCGTGGCTACGAACGCGCATAGGAGAATAGCATGGCTGAAATAATTAATGAAATGCCTGATGAACTAGAAATGGAAGGTGATGAATTAGAGGTAGATTTAGATGCAGGTAAAAAAGAGGCTAAAGGTACAAAGTCTACTGCGGACGTAGAGCGAGTACAACAAGCGCCTAGACAAGAAGAAATTGAACTAGAAATTGAAGAGGAAGACGATACCCCTCCTGAAGATAGGAACAAAGAACCTTTACCAGAAAAAATAGTTAAGGAACTTGAAGAGGATAATCTAGAAGACTATTCGGACCGCGTTAAACAAAGGATGGCTCAGCTTAAAAAAGTTTATCATGATGAACGTCGTGCTAAAGAAGAAGCAGCTAGAGAAAAAGAAGAAGCCATTGCTTACGCACAAAAGGTGTATCAACAAAATCAAAAGCTTCAGACTACATTAAGTTCAGGTGAAGAAGACTACCTTAAAACATTAATAGGCTCTGCTGAAAAAGAACTTGCTTTAGCTAAGCGCGATTATCGAGAAGCTTATGATTCTGGAGATACGGATAAAATTGTTGAGTCTCAAGCTTTAATGAACAGTGCTCAATATAAATTGTCACAAGCTAGTAACTTGAAGCCACAATATAGGGCTTCACAAACACCTGAAAATAGTGTACAGTCACCACAAGAAGTGACTCGACCTAGAGCACCCCAACCAGATGTCAAAGCTCAGGCTTGGCAGGCCAAAAACCAATGGTTTGGTAAAGACGAAGAAATGACATCTTTAGCTTTAGGAGTTCACGAAAGATTAGTCAGGAGTGGAATACAACCTACTTCTGATGAATACTACCTTCGTATAGACGAAACGATGCAAAAACGATTCCCCGAGAACTTTGAAATTGATCTCGTGGAAACTTCGTTGGAACCGGGAAGACCCGCCCAACGCAAACCTTCGAATGTAGTTGCTCCGGCCTCGCGTAGTACCGCGCCTAAAAAAGTACGTTTGTCTAAAACACAAGTTGCTTTTGCTAAGAAGCTTAAGTTAACTCCGGAACAATATGCAAGAGAAATGATAAAATTGGAGAACGCAAATGGATAAAGTTATCAAAAGAACTGACCGAGATTTAGAAGTAAGAGAAGAAAGCCTAAAAGTAAAGAAGTGGCAACCTGCATCATTACTGCCTGAATTTAAACAGCAGCCAGGTTTTGACTATCGATGGATTAGGATTTCCTTACTTAATGAACCCGATAACATGAACGTCTCTTCAAAAATGCGTGAAGGCTGGGAACCGGTGCGGCATGCGGATCACCCAGAGATATTAATACATAGAAACCCTAACTCTCAGTACCAAGAGGGTATTGAAATTGGTGGTTTATTACTATGTAAAGCCCCTTCCGAGTTGATGGACCAAAGACGTGCGTACGTAAATGAAAAAACACGTGCACAAACTGAAGCAGTAGACTCATCATATTTGAATCAAAATGATCCACGTATGCCTAAGTTTGCTGAAGGTCAGGAAAATGGTCGATCGTTTGGTAAGGGAAATAAGTAAAAATAATTAGGAGAAACAATCATGGCTTCAACAGCTAGTCCTTACGGACTTAAAGCGGTAAACCATGTAGGCGGTACCCCATATGCGGGTTCTACACGCTTACTATCGATTGCTTCTGGATATAATACAAATCTTTACAACGGTACTATCGTTCAAATTGGAACAGACGGAACAATACAACTAATGCCTAGCATTGGTTCAGCCGCTGATCCTTTTGACGCAGGTACAATTGGTGTATTTGTAGGATGTACATATTCAGATCCAGTCACAAGTGTATTAACATTTAATCAATACTGGCCAGCAGGCACAGCAGCAGCAGATGCGAAAGCATACGTTGTTGACGATCCTGATGTAGTATTTATGGTTCAAGCTGATGCAGCAGTTGTACAAACAGGTTTAGGTGGTAATATACCTTTAGCTGAAGTGCAATCTGGTACAACAGGATCAACAGTAAATGGTAATTCCGATATTGCAGCAGATGCTACTTATGCAGCTACTGACGGTATTGCATTACGAATTGTTGATTTTGTAGATTCACCAACTTCAACCGTGGGCGATGCGTTTACAGACTTACTCGTTAAGTTTAATCCTGTAGCACATTCATATACTAACCCTACTGGTGTAGGCGATTAATTTTAGGAGAATAAAACATGGCAATTTCAAGAGCCCAGCTCCTAAAGGAGCTATTACCAGGACTTAACGCGCTATTCGGTTTAGAGTATGCACGTTATGGCGAAGAGCATAAAGAGATTTACGAAACTGAATCTTCAGACCGTTCTTTCGAAGAAGAAACAAAACTAGCTGGCTTCGCTGCAGCACCTCTGAAATCTGAGGGAGCAGCAATTGCGTATGATAACGCACAAGAAGCTTTTACAGCACGTTACAACCACGTGACTATTGCTTTAGGATTCAGTTTAACTGAAGAAGCAGTTGAGGATAATCTATATGATTCATTGTCAGCTCGTTATACTAAAGCACTTGCACGATCAATGGCTAACACTAAGCAAGTTAGAGCAGCTAACGTTCTTAACAACGGCTTTACTGCCGCCTTTGCAGGTGGTGATGGTGTATCATTGTTTAACGCAAATCATCCATTAGTATCGGGTGGTGTTAACAGTAATACACAAGGTGTTGCTACAGACTTGAATGAAACAGCGTTGGAAAATGCAGTTATTCAAATCGCAGCATGGACCGATGAGCGTGGCTTACTAATTGCGTCTAAACCACGTAAGTTAGTTATTCCACCAGCACTTCAATTCGTTGCAACTCGTCTATTAGATACAGATCTTCGTGTAGCTACTGCAGATAATGACATCAACGCATTAAGAACTAATGGTGCAATTCCAGAAGGTTATTCAGTAAATCACTTCTTAACAGACGGTGACGCTTATTTCCTAACAACTGACGTTCCTAACGGTATGAAGCATTTCGAAAGAACTGCATTAACTACTTCTATGGACGGTGACTTCGACACAGGTAATGTACGTTACAAAGCCCGTGAAAGATATTCATTCGGTTGGTCTGATCCATTAGGTATGTGGGGTTCAGCAGGTGCATAACTTGCTACTTCCTAGCGCTTAGTTTTCATAGTTCTGAGCGCTAATCTCCTGAAAAACCCGGCACCTCTCAGCTGGGTTTTTCTTTTTATAGGGTATAATACGAATATGAAACACTTAAACATTTTTCTAAAAAGACTTTCTGAATCTACTACCTCTTGCATGGTGCTGATGACACAGGGTAACCTAACAGCTATTACTTTAGGACACTGGGCAAAAGCATTACAGGTTGGCGTAATTGCTTCTATAGCCACAGTAGCATTAGTTATATATGGTAATAAAAACCTATCAGATAACAAGTTTGCTATGGCAGGTGCTATTGGATTCTTTACCGCAGTAGCCGATATGATGACTCACCCTACACACTTTGGGGGACCATCTACCGAAGCAATAGTAACAGGAATAGGTGCTGGATTACTGTGCCTTGCGATGTCTAAAATATGGAGTAAAAACTCATGAATATGCTTAGGGTGCAAACTAAACGGATAGATATAATTCTTCTATGAGCACTTTTGCTTATATATTACATTTTAAGGATTAATTATGTGGACATCACCTAAAGCAACAGAAATGAGATTTGGTTTTGAAGTAACAATGTACGTAATGAACAAGTAATTTCAAAGCTTTATATAAAGGGGCTTCGGTCCCTTTTTTGTTGTATAATAATGTAAAACCGTGTACCATTAATTATCTGGGTAAAACCAGCTTATCATGACTGCCCCAGCAGACGCATACACGACAGATAAGCTTAACTTTGTATGGAGAAATTCAAATGTCTAGAACCACATTTTCAGGTCCCGTTGCCTCAACTAACGGATTCGTACCAACAGGCCCTTCAGTAGCAGTTAATGCTACAGCAACTGTTACAGCGCAAAATCTTCAAGTAGGGTACCTTACTTCTACTTCAGCAGCTGCAACAACTATCACTCTTCCTATTACTACTACAGCAGGTGGTGTTACAGGAATCTCTCAGCAAATGCTTGCAGTAAGAGGCCAACAATTTTCTTTCGTAGTAGATAACACAGGCGGTGCTGACGACGTAACAATTGCTTTAGGTACTGGCGGATCATTATCTGATGCTGCTACTATTACTGCTTCTGCAGTTGCTTTTGGTAGAGTAGTTGTCGCCAACGGTGCTACTGGTATGGCTCAATTCACTTTGATGTTTACTGGCGGTGATGGAGTAACTCCTGGTTCAGCTACAGGTTACACACTTACACGTACAGCTTAATAGGAGAACGTTATGCAAGGAGATATATGGGCAGTAAACCCCTCCACAAGTGCTACGTTCTATAGAGCTGCGGCAACTATTACTGGCGCCGGTGATGTTACTTTAACAACTACTGATGCAGGACCTAACGGTGTTGGGTATAAGATAATTATTACCTCCGCTGGTGATGATACGGGAATTACTTTTACTATCACAGGTACTAAAGTAGGAGACTTAACAGGTCATGCACCAACAGTTGAAGTACTTACAGGTGTATCAGCCGCTGCAGTTACTTCTACAAACTATTGGGCATCAGACATTAGTATTGTAGCTAGTGGCGCATCAGCAGGTACCGTTAGTATAGGCACTACAGGCGACGTAGCATTAGCTAGAACTCGAGTTAAAGGGTTTTATGTAGTAAGTGGCGCAACAGCAGGCAGCTTAAAAGTTAATATAAATGGTCTTACCACTGGTAATAATACCGTTTTTGATGTATCAACTCCTGCGGGAGCTACATTAGTTCAAAACTTACAATTACCCGGTAATGGCATTTTAACCGCTAGACAAAACAATGACTATGCAGTTGTAGTACCAACTAATCTTACAGACTACACATTGTTCTGTGGATAAGTTATGGAACCTGAGCCAAACAAATCAATGCAAGAACGCTTAGAAGCATTAAGGCGTTGGTTTGAAGCTCAACAGGACTGCGTATAGTGGCTACAACAAAGAAAAAAGGTATGGGAATTAAAACTTCGGTTAAGTCAGGTAATTTTAGAAAGACTAAATCCGGCGCGGGTATGACAACGAAAGGTGTTAAAGCCTATCGTAAAGCTAACCCGGGCAGCAAGTTAAAAACAGCAGTAACAGGAAAAGTTAAACCAGGCTCTAAAGATGCAAAGCGACGTAAGTCATTTTGTGCTAGGAGTGCAGGGCAAATGAAAGACTTTCCTAAAGCAGCTAAAGACCCTAATTCAAGATTAAGACAAGCACGTAAACGATGGAAATGCTAAAAATGGAAGAATCGACAAAACACTTATTAGACATCACGTCTATCTTTACCGCTGTAGGCTCCTTGCTTTCATGGCTCCCCCACCTAGCTTCACTTTTCACTATTGTATGGCTTGGTATTCGCATATGGGAAACTCCTACTGTGCAAAAGATAGTAGAAAAAAGACGGGTAGCAAAAACTAAAAAGGCAATTAACGATGCCCGCAAAAAGTAAGAAGCAAAAAAAGTTTATGCAAGCGGTGGCTAATAACCCAGAGTTTGCTAAAAAGGTAGGGGTTAAACAATCAGTAGGAAAAGAATTCACTAAGGAGAAAGACATGAAGAAAGTTAAGAAAATGATGGGCGGTGGTATGACAGCTCCGGGTATGAAAGCTCCGGGTATGACAGCCCCACCTATGAAAGCTCCGGGTATGGCAGGAATGGCTGGTGCTCAAGCAATGGACCCCAGAATGAAAATGGCAATGGAAGCTCAAAGACAACAAGCGGCTATGGGTGGCATGAAAAAAGGTGGTAAGGTTAAAAAGAATACAGCTAAAATGAATAACCTAGAAGAACTTGGTCGCGTTGACGCTGAGAAAGGCTACACTAAAAAAGGTAAGAAAAACCTTAAAAGCGAAAAGAAACGGTTAGTTTCTCAGATCAAAAAAGGGTACAAAAAAGGTGGAGCAGTTAAAGGATCGGCATCTAAACGTGCAGACGGAATTATAACTCAGGGCCACACACGTGGTCGCATGGTCTAAGGAGAACTAGAATGTCAAAAGCATCAGAAATATTAAAAAGAATTAAGGACGCTAAGAACTACGTAAAGAAAAAAGCAAAAAGTTTTGGGGACGGTGCTCCTAAGAAAAAAACTAAACCTAAAGCTAAATCAAATGGGATGAACGCGGAACAGAATAAAGCTTTTAAAGAAATGCAGGCTCGTAATAATCCTAAGCCTAAAGCTAAGCCTAAAGCTAAGCCTAAAGCTAAACCTTCAGCACAAAATAAAGCTACTAATACTAACAAAGCTAACACCGGCGGTTCTAACGCTCCAATGAAAGATAAAGGTAAAGCTAAAGTTCAGCCTAGACAGCTTGATTTTAATAAGGCTAAAATTTCTTCTGCAGCCATTGCAGGTGCAGGTGCAGGTGCAGGGTATTTAGGAGGTAGAAGTAGTGGTAGTAAGCCAGCTGCTACTAGATCAGCTCCTACTAAAGGTGGCGGCGGTGGATCACAAAGAACAGCTCCTAAGTATGTAGAGCCTAAAGGTGGTAACATTGCTTCTAGAACTGACAACTCAGATGGGTCTAAAGTAGGACCTAACATGAGCCAAGTTAATAAACCTGATGCTAAATCAGCAGTTAAAAAAGATTCTCGTTCAACTATGCAAAAACTCTTTGGTGCTAGTGAAGATAAAAGAGCAATGGGTAGAAACCAAATGAACGCTGCTCGTAAGTCTATGGGTATGAAAAAAGGTGGTAATGTTAAGAAATATAAAAAAGGTGGCTCTATAGACGGCTGTGCAGTAAGAGGACATACTAGAGCAAAAAGGTCTAGATAATGAGAGCCTCTCGTGGCATGGGTATAATTAACCCTAAAAAAATGAAAGCTGGAGGCCAAGTTAAAGCCAAAGTTAACAAAGTCGTAAAGGGCTTAAAAAAAGCTTCTAAGACACACGCTAAACAAGCGAAGACTCTTGAGTCGCTTAAGTTAAAAAAAGGTGGTGCCGTAAAAGATGCATGTTATAAAAAGGTAAAGGCGAGTTATAAAGTTTTTCCTAGTGCGTATGCTTCCGGTGCCATTGCTAAGTGTAGAAAGAAAGGTAAATAATGGCAGTTCGTAAGACAGCTAAAGGAGCCGCATTAAAACGTTGGTTTAAAGAAGACTGGAAAGACGTAAAGACTGGCAAAGCCTGTGGTAGAAAAAAAGGTGACGGAAGAGCAACTCCGTATTGCCGACCTACTAAAAAAGTATCTAGTAAAACTCCAAAGACATCTGGAGAAATGACAGCAGCTGAGAAGAAGTCAAGAATAGCACAGAAGAAAAGACTCGGTCAGCCAGCAGGGAAGCCGCGTAGAGTAGCTTCACTTAGAAAGAAAAAGACAACTAGGAAAACATAATGGCTACAACAGATACACATAATTTTAATCTAGATTTAAACTTGCTTGTTGAAGAGGCATTTGAACGATGCGGATCAGAGCTAAGAACAGGATATGATTTAAGGACAGCTACACGTAGCTTGAACTTATTAACTATTGAATGGGCTAACCGGGGAATCAACTTATGGACTGTGGAACAAGGAGAGATACCACTAGTTGCCGGAACTGCCACTTACAATTTGCCCGCGACTACCATCGACCTCATGAGCCAAGTCATAAGAACTGGGTCTGGAACAACTCAGTCAGATATAGCTATTTCGAGGGTGTCAAATCCTACGTACGCATCTATACCAAGTAAGAATGACACGGGCAGACCAATACAAGTCTATATAAATAGACAAGCAGAGATTCCTACAGTCACTATGTGGCCTATTCCTGATACTACTCAGCCTTATACTTTTGTATACTGGATGCTGAAAAGAATAGATGATGCAGGTACCGGGGTTAACACACAACACATACCCTTTAGGTTCTTACCTTGCTTGGTTGCAGGACTAGCTTATTACCTAGCAATAAAGATTCCAGAAGCTGGGGATAGAGTGCAGTTTTTAAAACAAGAATATGAAGAGCAGTGGCTACTCGCATCTACTGAAGATAGAGAAAAAGCTACACTAACTATTGCACCAAGAAGTTCATACGTATAAGGATAATAAAATGGGAAAATTTTCAACAATAAAAGAGATGCTTAAAAAAGCAAATAGTCCTGCAGGAAGAAGAGCAGATACAGAAAAATTAGCTCTAGTTAAAAGACTAGATGAGGAAGCTGCAAGAAAAGCCATTGGTTCTCCCAAGAAAACTAAGCCAAAATTGTCAGCTAAAGAATCAAAAGAATACCTTAGTACTCAGAAAAAAATAAGAGAACTAAAAGAAAAAATAGGAAAAAAAGGTGGAGGAAAATATTTAAGTAACGAACCTATGCCTAATACTAGAATGAAAACTGATTCTTATATGAAAGGAAACGTAGGACTTAAACGAAACCCTAAAGATAGGTTTGATCCCGATGGATACAGAGAAGGTGGGAAAGTAAAAAAAGCTAATGAAAACCCAAATAAAAAACTAGAAGAACAAGGTAATACCACTAAAAGTAATATGGGGGAAGGCAGAATTAAAATAGACGCCCTTGATAAGCTTATGAAAAGAGGTAAGTATGCGCCAGTGAAAAAAGCTAAAGGCGGAACAGTTAAAACACACACTATGCCCGATGGCTCTAAAATGAAAGGCGCTAAACACGGAATGAAAGCTGGTGGATATGTATTAAGTGCTGAAGACAAAGAAAGAAAAAAAATATTTGAATCCTCACCCCCTGCAAGAAGAAAGGCTGCAAAAAAGATGAAACATGGTGGTGCAGTTAAAGGCAAAAAATGTAGAATGGATGGCATAGCTGTTCGTGGTAGAACTAGAGCTAAACAAAGAAGCAAATAATGAGCAATAAGTACACCACTAATAAGAACGCACTTGCGGACTGTGATGTTTGTGGCTTTCAATATAAACTAAAGACATTAAAAAGTTTATTTGTAAGAAAGACTAAGACAAACATATTAGCGTGTACCGAGTGTTGGAACCGAGATCAACCACAGAACATGCAGGGGATGTACCCGGTCGAAGACCCACAAGCTGTACGTGATCCACGACCAGATAAAAGTTTTACGGAAGCGGGACCATATAGTAGTAGAAATATACAATGGGGTTGGGACCCTGTAGGGTTTGCTAATCCTTTAGATTTACCCGGCATTCCAGATAATTTAGAGGGTGACGGAGAAGTAGGGACTGTGACCATAACAACAACTTAGGAGAAAGAAATGACTGAATATACACAACCACAAAATGTACCTGTACCTAACGTAGCAGGTTACCCCGAGAAGAATGTTAAAACCACAGGCGTTGAAACTCGTGGTAATGGCGCAGCTACAAAAGGTACTAAAGCACGTGGCCCAATGGCATAAGGAATAGTCAATGACTTATACAGAATTAGTTGCAGCAATAGAAAGTTATACAGAGAATTCTTATTCTACTGCGGACGTAAACACATTTATACAAAACGCTGAGCAGAGAATATTTAATACGGCGCAGTTACCTGACTTACGTAAAAATGTAACGGGTGCAATGAGTGAGGCTAATAAGTATATGGGGCTACCAACCGATTGGCTGTCCACGTTTAGTATTGCAGTAATTGACCCAGTAACTAATGCTTATACCTTTTTACTAAATAAAGATGTTAATTTTATTAGAGAATCATTTCCTGATACGGATGCACCTTTTTATGGTAAGCCTGAGTATTATGCTATTTTTGATGATACGGCTATGCTTATAGGACCTACACCCGATGCTGACTACAATACTGAATTACATTATTATTACTACCCTGAAAGCATTGTCACTGCTGGTACTTCTTGGCTTGGGAATAACTTTGATACTGCACTCCTTTATGGTTCATTATTGGAAGCAGCTGCGTTTATGTTGTCAGAACCTGATACAATAGCTAATTATACGGCTCGCTATCAAGAAGCAATGGGGTTATTAACCAATCTTGGCGAAGGTAAAAACCGACGTGATGCTTATCGAAGCGGACAAGTTAGAATACCTGTTCCAGGTACAAGCCGTCGTATAGGATAATTTTAAATGAAAGGAATAACATGCAATTAGGTAATATAGATTTTGAGGTACATACAACATCGCATAGAGGACATACTCCTGAAGAGATTGCGGAATTCGCGCTAGATAAGATTATGTATGTCAGCAAAGATGCAAATCCTTTAATTAGGGAACAAGCAGAAGCTTTTAAAGGGTATATTAGGCAAGTCTTAGTACACCATTTAAAACAAGCGGTGAAGTCGGACCGTACAACACTAGCGAATAAACTGCGTGAAGCAGGGCATTCTGATTTAATTAAAACTATTTTAAATATATAGTAGGAGAAAAACATGGCAATTTCACAAGCAATGTGTACGTCATTTAAAGTTGAGTTACTAGACGGGATACATGCGTTTGGTACAACAGTTGTTCGTGGAGCTACAACGGCTGACACTTTCAAAATGGCACTATACACTTCATCAGCATCACTAGGCGCGGCTACAACAGCTTATACTGCCTCAGGCGAAACATCAGGTACAGGATATGTTGCAACGGGACAAGATCTAACTGTTTCAGAGGTACCAATAGCTTCAGGTACTACAGCGATTCTTAACTTTTCAACTGAAACTTGGACTACAGCAAGTATTACTGCAGCGGGTGCATTAATTTATAATGATACTCAAAGTGATAAAGCAGTTGCTGTACTAGACTTTGGTGGAGATAAAACATCAACAGCGGGAGATTTCTCAGTAGTATTCCCAGTATTTGATGCTACAAACGCAATTATACGTATAGCCTAATAAGGGGCTAATATGGCTGATGTAACGATTACCCTAGGCGGATACGGCTCTGGGCCGTGGGATGCAGCAGATGGCTGGGGTGAAACAGTACAAAATTTTACTGGCACCACAGGCTTAGGCACAGCTACAGCTACAGCAAATGCTTTGGTAACCGTAACAGGGGTAAATGGTACAACAGTTGTTGGAGTGTATGAGTTTGCTATTATTGTTAATCAGGTAGTTACAGGGTTAGCAGGGACAACAGGACTAGGAACGACAACAGAAGTTGTTGCCGGAGGTGGAGCTTCACCAACCGGAGTAGCAGCGACCGGTGCTGTAGGTGATCTTACTGTAGGAGCTAAGGCGACTGTTAGTGCTACGGGTGTAGCTGGCACAACTGGGTTAGGTTACATAACATATGTAGAAGTATGGTCAGGATGGGGCTCTGGACCTTGGGGCCGAGGAACATGGGGATTACCGGTTATTCTAGCTGTTACTACTGGAGTAAGTGGTACAACGGCTTTAGGTACTGCTACTGTATCTGGTATAGCAACGGTTAACTTAACGGGAGTTGCGGGTAGCGCATTACTTGGAGTTGTAAGCACTGTTTCAAGTTCTGTAGTAGAAGCGGTTTTAGGTGATTTTGGTACTACCGAATTAGGAAGTGTTACTGTAGGAGCTAAGGCGACTGTATCACCAACGGGAGTATCTGCCACAGCAACACCAGGAGTGGTAACAACTGAATCTACAAACAGGTTCCTTGTTACAGGAGTTAAGGGAACAGGAAGAATTGGTAGTGTATCAATAATTGGTAAGGCTACAATAGACGTAACGGGGGTTAGTGGAACGTGCGAGACTAACCATTTCACATTAGTATGGGGTTTAATAGACACAGCGCAAGACCCTCATTGGAAAAGGATAGTAGCATGATAGTTGAAGCAAAAAAGTTAAATGATGGTACAATAGTAAATAAATACGAAGTGCATTTAGAGTGTGCCGAATGTGGTATGCACGTAGATGCGGAAGAATACAAATCAGGAACCTGCTCTGATTGTGGTGCCGCGTGGAATGGCAAGCAACATACCAAAGTTCACGTAACAAGTGTGCCTGCAAGCGGTGGAACCAGCTAATTAGGAGAAATAACAATGGCAAGCACATGGTCCGACTTAAAGATAGAACTCATTACCACAGGCGAACAGTCTGGTACATGGGGCGACACAACTAATACCAACTTAGGTACTGCTCTCGAACAAGCGATTGTAGGCCAAGCAAGCGTAACTTTTTCTAGTGGGGATATTACTCTTACACTATCTAACTCAAACTCTCTACAAGACGCACGAGCACTAAGGTTATACCTAACAGGAACAACAGGTGGATCAGTTAGGAACTGTACAGTCCCAGCGATTGAAAAACCCTACCTTGTTTATAACAATTGTGCAGAAGCTATTACAGTTTTAGCATCAGGTGGTGCGGGTATCTCCGTCCCAGCTTCAACAGCTATGTGGTTATACAATGACGGTACTAACGTTGTCGATGCAGAAAACCATAAATCAGTCTTAACCCTTACAACTCCATTAGCAGTTTCATCAGGTGGTACAGGATCAGCAACCGCAGGTGGCGCTAGAACTAATCTAGGCACTGCAGCTGCCGGAGCTAACTCTGATATTACTTCTTTAACGGGATTAACTACTCCACTTACTGTGCCTCAAGGCGGTATGGGAGCGGCAACACATACACTTAACAACGTTTTAGTTGGAGCGGGTTCAGGAGTTGTTACTTCTATTGCTCCAGGTTCATCAGGAAATGTTTTAACTTCTAACGGAACGGTTTGGCAATCCGGAGCGGCAGCGGCTTTTGATACAGGCACCCGAATGATATTTGCTCAAAACGCAGCTCCAACAGGATGGACAAAAGACACAACAAACTATAACCAACACGCCATACGAATTGTAACGGGAACAGCGGGGGGTACAGCAGGTACAGTAGACTTTACCTCAGCATTTACTTCTCAAGCAGTAACGGGTTCTGTAACTATTACAGCCGTCACAGGTAGTGCAGGTGCTACAACATTGAGTACACCTCAGATACCAAGTCATACTCATGCAGGTATTGGAACAACCTTTGCAAACTCTCCTCCATCTCCAACAAATGGGGTACAAAGAGTAACACCCATACCAGGAATGTACGGAATGATTAGCCCAGCTCCAGGTATCCAGGTTAATAACACAGGAGCAGCAGGTGGCGGAGGTTCTCATGACCACCCATTTAGTTTCTCTAGTGGTTCTGGTACTTTTAGTGGTACAGCGATTAATTTAGCGGTAAAATACTTAGACGTTATAACAGCAACTAAAGACTAATAAGTCTGAAAGGGTTAAAATGCAATTAGAAAAAGGGACTTACTGTCCCCTACTAAAGAAAGAATGTATTGGGTTAAAATGTGCTTGGTTTATTAGAGTCCAAGGATTTGATAAAAATACAGGGAAAGAAGTCGATGAATACAACTGTTCAATAGCTTTAATGCCTTTGCTTCAAATTGAAAACTCAGGTACTCAAAGAGAAACAGGGGCAGCAGTTGAGTCATTTAGAAACGAGATGGTAAAAGCTAATGAAGCCACCACAAGATTATTAATGCAAGAACAGAACAAATTAATAGGAGAAAAGTAATGAGGCTTACAATTGTAGTAGTAGATGATAGTGCAGGAAAAGATGAATTGTTTTATAACAACCTAAATTTATCTACTTGTGGTATTCCATCAAATGTCTGGGCATTACAATGGGATAATACCTCAGGTCATATTGAATATAAAGAAGTAACTACACAAAATGAAGATATAACAGAGCTTCCTGCATGGGCTGAAGCAGCTCATACATTGTGGCAAAATGCACACACTGCTAAATTAGCAGCAGACGAAGCACAAAGGTTAGCAGACGAAGAGTCAGACAGATTATTTGCTGAAAACCAACAAGCAGGAGGACTGCAATAGCCCAATATATATTTCATCACAGCCTTGAGCATATAAGTAAACAAGCAGAATGGAAAAAGCTTAGTCAAGTTAATTCTATATTAGAGGTTGGAAGTTTTGAAGGAAGGTCTAGTATTTGGTTTGCAGAGAACTTGTTAAATGATAACGGGGTTATTACTTGTATTGACCCTTTTAATATATCTGCCGCAGTTATAACTAGGTTTAACTCTAATATAGAGCTGTGTAAAAAACATAACTCATCTAAAAAGATTGATGTAATTAAAACAAAGTCTTTTAAAGCTTTGAGTAATCTTATAACTAAAGAACAAAAATTTGATTTAATTTACTTGGATGGTTCTCATAAAACTGAAGATGTATTTTGTGATTTATTGTTAAGCACCTTTTTATTAAATGAGAATGGTTTAATTATTATAGATGACTATCATATGTTCTCAGAAAAACATGGTATTCATCCAAAACAAGCAGTAGATACATTTTTAAATTTATATAACAATAAATACAGTATTACAATAAATACAAGTAAACAAGCATACTTAAAGTTAATAAATGAATAAACAATTAGAGCAAGATAACTATTTACTTATAGATAACTTTATTTCTCCCGAAAGAGCCTCTGAGCTTTTTAATACTTATAAAAGTCATGTAGAACAATACCCTCATTTGTTTGATAAAGACTCTCAGTGTCCTTTGTCCTATGCGATGTACAACTTCCGCGATTTTTTAAATCTTCTTTGCGAAAAACTTCCGACAATCAGTGAGTTGATGAAAGAAAATATGTTGCCTAGTTATACCTATGCTAGGTTGTATACTCATGGAGATGAACTAAAAAAACATAAAGACAGACCTTCATGCGAGATAAGTCTAACTGTTCATTTAGGTGGAGACACCCCTTGGGATATTTGGATGACTAAACCTAATGGCGAGCAGATCGCTATAAATTTAAAACCTGGACAAGCTATTGTTTATCAGGGTACACTATCAGAACACTGGAGAGATAAGTTTACTGGACAAGAGTATATACAGGTTTTCTTGCACTATGTCAGGGGAACTGGAGAGCATTGGGAACATTTTGGCGACAGAATTAATGCAGGATTAAATCCACAATGATATATGAATTTCCTAACTATGTAGACTTAGGATTGATTCAAGAAATAAAGAATCAAAGTAGACAATATATTGGATTAGGCAAGAAAGATATGTATTTCACTAGAGGAGGAGATACTGTTGAGATTTCCTTAATGCCTGAGTTAAAAGAACTAGACAATAAATTGCATAATTTGATGCAAAAAATACAAACAGAGTTAGTGCAAGACATATTTTATCCTCAGCATAAGTCAGCAGATACTGGATATCAATACCATAGATATAATGTAGGTGATGAGTGTACCATACATGCTGATGGTGAGATGATGGATGGATTGCTTAGATATGCTTCAGTAGTGATACATCTAAGCACTAATGATGAAGGTGGAGAGTTAGTATTTCCACAACAAAACAAAAAAATTAAGACAGAAGAAGGAAAGGTTGTTGTGTTTTCACCTCACGGAGGGTATGGACATTATGTAACTCCTTCATCCACACCAAGAGAAGTAGTGGTTACTTGGTTTTGTTATGATGGAGTAACTATTATAGGTGGACCGAAAACTGATGGAACATATTAAAGACTATATCGTAGTATTAAAAAACATAGTTCCTGATGAATTATGTGATGCTATTTTAGCTGAGTATGTTAAAAGTAGTGAGTGGGAACACACAGTAATAGGACTAGGACAAGTTGATAAAACAAGACGTAACTGTAATACTATTCAAATGTCACAACCATTTGTAATACAAGACAACAAAGAACGGGCAAGATTAGATGCAGAAATGTTTAAGTGTGCTGCTAAATGTATAGAAGAGTATAATAAAAAATTTGAACTTGTTAATATAAAAGAAGATACAGGGTATGAGCTTCTTAGATATAATGAAGGAGAGTTTTATATAGAGCATGTTGATAGTTTTTTACAAGCACCCAGATTAGTTAGCTGTTCTTTTCATTTGAATGATGACTACGAAGGCGGAGAGTTTGGGTTCTTTGATAGAGAGATGAAGATTAAAGCAGGTAAAGGTGATGTGGTAATGTTCCCTTCTACTTTTATGTACCCACATGAAATTATGCCTGTAACAAAAGGCACTAGATACTCAATAATTACTTGGTATAGATAATATAAAATGAAAATAAACTATGTGTTTGCTCCTAAAGTCAATGAATTAGAAGAGGTTTTTTTCTTTGAGCCTGAATCTGTAATAGATTATTTATCTACTAGCAGAAAAGAAAATGATATTTTACAATGTCCTGCTTTTTTAGACTATTATAAAAATACTTATCTGATTAAAGCTCCTATAGATATAACTCTTAATATATCAAATTCAATGATTAACTGTTTACAAAAACTTCCTGCAGACTATTTAAACATGATAGTTACTAACAGGTTTAAAGAAGGAGACTTACATGTTACTGCTTCTCTAGCTTGGTTTTATACCTTTTATAGTAAAGAATCAGTGATGATTGAGGTAATACCTCCCACATGGCATAAAAATACTTTTCAAAATAACATAAATTTAATTGGTGCAACTTTTGATATATCTAAGTGGGTTAGACCTTTAGAGTTTGCCTTTGAGGTTATAGATGATACAAAACCTTTAGTAATAAAACGAGGTGACCCTTTATACTATATAAGATTTAATACTTTAGATAAAGTTAAATTAATTAAACAAGAACCTACTAAAGAACTTGAAAACTTAATTTCAATGTGTTCAAGTGTAAAAGCTTACTCACCTAAGCATAATATGCAAACAAACTATAGTTTTATGAAGAAAATGATAGATAAACTAAAACCAAAAAGGTGTCCATTTAGATGGTGAGTTTGTTTTAGAAGGAACAACGCCTTCATGGCATATAAAAGAAGAAAATCCAGAAAATATGGTAAAATAAGGGCATTGCGTTAGGAGTAAAAATATGCTATCTATATTATCTGGAATTTTAGGTTTTGCTACATCCGGTCTACCCAGTGTGCTGAAGTTCTTTGAGCAAAAAGGTGACCAAAAACATGAACAGTCTATGGCTAGATTAGAAATAGACAGAACTATAGAAATGGCCAAGGCAGGTTATGCATCCCAAGAAAGAATTGAAGAGTTTAAAACAGATCAAGTGGAAATGGAAACCTATGCGGAAGAACGTGTTGCGTTATATAAACATGATACGCAGTTGGCAGAAGGCGCGTCTACTTGGGTTATTAATCTCCGTGCTAGTGTTCGCCCCATTATCACCTATATTTTTGTTTTTATTCTTTTGGTGGTCGACTTTGTAGGCTTATACTGGGCCATTCAGTCAGGACATAATTATGCAGAAGCTATGCACATTGTTTTTAGTGATGAAGAAATGGCTATACTAGCGTCTATTATAGGGTTTTGGTTTGGGTCTAGACACTGGGAAAAATAATGAGGGTGAGCGATGAAGGCATCAAACTTATTAAACACTTTGAAGGTATACATAAAAAACCTTATATCTGCCCTGCCGGCTATTGGACTGTTGGTGTTGGTCATCTTATCAGTCGCGATGCTGAGCTACCTATTGAATGGGATAGGGTTTTATCACCTGGGGAAATAGATGATTTACTTAGAAAAGACCTACGACGCTTCGAGTTGGGAGTACTTCGTATGTTGGGTACTGTGCAACCAAGTCAGTCTGAGTTTGATGCTCTTGTCAGCTTTAGCTTTAATCTTGGCCTGGGATGCTTTCAACGAAGTACAGTTCGCTCAGCGTTTATACGTGGTGATAAAAAAAGGTCTGGGGAAGTTCTTTTAAAATACCGTAGAGCCGGTGGTAAAATACTACAAGGCTTAGTAAGACGACGACAGGCGGAGCTCGCCTTATTAATGAGATAACACTATGGCACTAAGAAAATTAGTATTTCAGCCGGGTATTAACCGGGACAGAACCGATTATGCCTCTGAAGGTGGGTGGTATTCTGGCGATAAAATACGTTTTAGACAAGGCTACCCTGAAAAAATCGGCGGTTGGAGACCTGTTAACTTTGATCCCTACGAAGGTACTGCGTCGAGCTTAATATCTTATGGAACCTCTGATAGCGAGCAGATAATTGGCATAGGTACCAATGAAAAAATGTATGTGCTGACCGGTACTACTTTAGTTGACACCACTCCTCTCCGCGAAACATTTACTAACACTACTTCTCCCTCTACTGCTAATATGTTTACTACTATTTCGGGGTCAAATGTTATACGGTGTACCCTTATCAGCGGGGCTAACGAAGGGGATTGGGTTACTTTTAGCGGAGCCGTGGATATTGGTGGAATTCCTGCAGCGGACATAAACAAAGAGTTTAAAATAACTGACGTAGAAACTACAACGTTTAACATTACTGTAGACACTGCCGCAACCTCAAGTATAGCTGCAGGTGGTGGGGTTAGTATTGTAGCTGCGTTTCAACTTAATATAGGCTACCCGTTTATTACTTATGGCTATGGCTGGGGGTCAGACTCTTG